CATTGATAGGTTCATTGACGGCAACTTTTAGAGATTTGCCCCTTCCTTTTATTAATTTAACTTCGTCCATCTATAAACAATCTTAATAAAATAAATTTGAAAATTCAAAATAAATTTGTTCCATAATTTTATAAAAAGATGGATAGAGAGTTGAGAAATGAAGTTAAAAACTTAATCAAAAAGGGCTTCCCTGAGAATTTAGCAATCATTACCGCCTGTGCGAACCAAAACAAACCCGAAATGGCTGAGGAATACTTGCAGGAAATTGTAGAGGAAAATGAGGAGATACAAACGCTTATTAAATATATGATTCCCTTCGAGGAGTCCCTGAAAAAAGAAGAACCCGCCGTAGAACCCGAAAACACAATCACGGTTATACACCACGAAATAGAAGAACCCACTATCACAATGGAGATAATAAAACCGGAAGATCCGCCCTACAGACTCCCCGTTGGAAAGACTTAAGGGACTTTTATTTATAATAAACATTTTATTTGCTTATTATAAATGATTAAAACACGCAGTCGCCAGTTCAATATATCGTCAGCCATAAATCGATTAAATAACAGTTTTTGTTCGTCAATCAGGGTTCAGTTGCCCGATTTAGCATTTCATCATGATAATATCCAAAATGCTTATTTATCGGTAGTTCACGCAGAAGTTGCAAATAGTTTTTACATTCTAAATTACACCAATAACCAGTTTGTCTTGGACGGTGTCACATACACACTGACACGAGGCAATTACAACGTCAACACTTTTATAACAATGTTAATATCATTGATTCCGGCTAATTTTGCAGTGACATATTCGAGCATAACCACGAAATTTACAATGACCAAATCGACGGGGTCATTTACGGTCAATGCAGATTCCACCGCCTCAACGGTTAATAACATTATGGGTTTAGGCACTTCATCATTGACAAGCAGTTTGGTTTTAGGGGTGCAGACCGTATCGTTTCCTCATTGTGTGAATTTCATTCCATTGCAGAGAATCAACTTTCGAAGCACCAGTTTCAATTTTGGCTGTTTCAATACGGTTGATGGTTCGTCAGACATATTTCTTCCGTTGCAAAACAATGCAGGGCAAAATAGCATAATTAACTATGTCAACCAGACAGCCCAAAAATTCTTAATCCAAGATAGAAACATAACCTCATTTGTCATCAATGTCACCGATGACCAGGGGCGTTTTGTGAATTTCAACGGGGTGGATTGGCTGATGACGATTCAAATCGATGTTGAATATTTAGAAACTGCAAGAATCTCCTCTTTTTCGTCAATTGTGTCCCAGAATGTTTAGGAAATTCGATTTTGAAATTTTATAAAAATAATATACGCAATCTTTATAAAATGAGTTCTGCTATGTTTCCTTCTTCCGCCATGGGTCTTCCCGCTTCCCTCAAATATGATTTGCCCCCTTCTATGTCCGACACTGCTCGTTCTTACTCCGTAAACGTAGCCCCCGACGGCATAACCAAAGTCGATGGTCCTATCAACGCCATTGCTTTCACTGCAAACAAAGCCGTGCAAAACGCATTCACTTCCCAGATGGTTAGTTTTACCATTCCCTCCGGAATGTCCGACAGTGTCTTTTTGGACCCTGTAGCAACAACCCTCTCTTTCACTTTGTTATACACAATCACCACTGCCGCCTCAGTTACTGGTGGTGTTTCCCAGTTGATTTCTTCGGCTGCCTCATTTTTCGACCAGCTCGTGCTCGTCAGCAACAACACTCCGATCGAAACGGTGAATAACTATGGTCTGCTCCAAAATTTTATGTTGCAAAACACCGTCAACCAGTCTGAGAGAAACGGTGGAATCGGCATTGCAATGGGTTCCGATTCGAACAGTGCCTCAGGCATTGATGTGGCTCACACCGGAACCACCACTTACAGATACAATTTTTGCATTCCTTTGATGTCCATCATTGGTGTAAATACTGATTCCAAAATGTTCCCCGTTGGTTCGGTGAATAACCTCCAGCTCCAAATGACTACTGCGGCCTTAACCCCTATTGTGTCTTACTGCACGGCTGTTGCAACCGACATTGTTTTGTCTGCCTTTTCCCTCAGCGAATTCCGCCTCAACATGAAGTATATCGACGTTGGCGACGATGCCGCCAGAATGTTGCGTCAGACCCTTCAGGACGGAAAATGGTATCTGAAATCTCAGACCTACACTAACTCCGCTGTCAATATCCCCTCAGGTAGTTCGGGAACCCAGCAACTCCTTCTGCAAATCAGAAATTCCAGCGTCCGCTCAGTCATTCACCAGTTCGGTTGCTCGAATTCGGCAACGGCTCAATCATTGGTCACGCCCAATGGATTTTATGACGCCATTAACCCCGGTCTATCTCAACGACAGTTACAGGTGGGCGGGGCTTTCTTCCCTAACTTAACAATCAATGATTGTCAAAGACCGGCGGAAGGTTATCCCTACCTCATACAATCTCTAGGTGGTGGAATTGCAAAATCTCTGGGGACAGTTGTCACTCGTGAAATGTATAACTCGGTGGCTGGTATTGCCGCCGTCCCTTCTGGTTCTGACAACACCCTTGTTCTCCCTGCCACAGTTTCCCGTGCTGCACCCACCGGCTCAGACGGTGGAGCTGTTTCTGTTTTGAAATACCCTTCCAGTGCATTTTACGGCTACGATTTGGAGAAATCCGCTGGAGTCCTGTTCTCAGGAATTAACTCTCGTGCTGCACCCCCATTCCTCAATTTGTTTTTACAATCTGCAACCACCCAGGCTGTTGTCTGCAATGCTTGGGGAATTTCGGACTTAGTGCTTGTAATCGATGCCGTGTCAAAATCGATACAGGCTTTCATTTAAATATGCGATTGAAAACCATTTAACCAAAACCAAAAAAAAACCATTTAACCAAAAAACCTAACATTTTTTTAATTTTTTAACCAATAAGGAACTATTTTTAACTATTTTAGCGATTTTAACATAATTATTGCTTGGTTAATTGTTAAGTTCATCAATAAAATTAATTTTATTTATAGTTTAACTCATTTAACAATACATTTTATATAAATTTTATTGTTAAACTCTCATTATTTGGTTAAAAATAAAATATAAGGTTATATAAAATGGATATTGACGAAAAGAAAGCATATCATCAAAAATACAATAAAGCATATTATTTGAAACGAAAGTTTGCAAAGCATACGGAAGGAAATATATTTTTCCGTAAAACCACCACACCATCTCTCGTCGTCAAAAGAGAGAAAATCGCAAAGTCATTGGAAGAAAATGAAGCCAAAGCGAATAATTTTAGGGAAATGTTAAAACAATCTTCGCATATATAAATGAGTCAAATTCGCATTAAAGAAAATATAAGCCCACCATTAAAAAAACCGTCCTTTGTTGTTGACGGGAAATTGCACGACAAACTGGACGAATACGAAATAACAAAGCTAATGAACCGCTCGAACTTCGCACTTTTTCTCGGGAAAGCCGGATCCGGAAAATCGACTCTCCTTATTTCACTTTTGCAGAGCCCAAGCCTATTTAAGAAGGTTTACCACAATATTATTTTATTCTGCCCTCCAAATTCTCGGGCTTCGATTAAAAATGATTTCTGGGCTGTTTTGCCAGAAGAACAGATTTATGACGAACTCAACTATGAAAATTTATCGGAGGCTTATGCATTGGCTGAAGAGAACGCATCTCAGGGTTTTAAAACGCTGATTGTTTTAGACGATGTTCAAAAATATCTCAAAGGGGAGTCTGAGAAGCTATTACTTCACATGGTAAATAATCGTAGACACGCAGGACTCTCAATTTGGTTGGCGGCACAAACTTATAAATCCATTCCCATGCAGGTTCGTATGGGTCTTACATCGATGTTTATTTTCAAAATCAATAAGCAGGAAATGAAGAATTTGTTTGATGAACAGGTTGAAATTAGTGATGATGCTTTTAAGGAAATATTAGGACTCGCATACAAAGAACCTCACCAGTTTATTTTCATTGATACAAACTCTCAACGGATTTTTTTAAATTGGAATGAGCTGATTATAGAATAAATTTTTAATTGAATGAAGTTTAGAATTATTATGGTTTTATATATATATAATGTCAGTGAAACGATTCTTCAACAAATTAGGAGATGATACGAAAAAGTTTTTTAGCAAGGGAGGGGCTGCTGATGTTGGACTCCGTAAATTTGGAAAGACAATATCTAAAATCGGCGGTGTTGCACAACAACTCACGCCTCTAGCGGCGGTTCTAGCCCCCGAATTAGCCGTTCCTTTGATGGCGGGCGGAGGTTTAGCAAAAGTTGCCGGTAAAACAGCGTTGGACATTCGAAAGGGTGCGGGGAGTGCGAGGAGTGCAGAGGGCAAAACTGCTGGAATCGTAAAAGCTCTTACCTCAGGAATCGAAGCGGGAAAACCTGCAACCGGTCAATTGGAAGCCAATTTTGCTTAATTTAGAAATGTATTATATTATTTTGTAGTCTAATAATATAATGGAAATTCAATCACAACCACCAAAACGAAGATTTAATGTTGTTTTAGATATTTACAACACTGCCTCATGGAAAGGTAGACAGTTCGATGCAACCTTTTCTATCGATTTAAAACGCATTGTTCCAAATCCTGCAGATTTAAACAGACCTTATGCAGTCACGTTCTCTTATATTATGCAAGGAGGACTTTTTGCAACCAGCACTTTGACACAAACCGCTTTATACGCATTGCATCTCGATTTTAGACGAAATAATTACATTCACCAATTAAATGCCCCTCAACCGTATGTAGGTAATTTAGATTTTGAACTTATCCAGAACGCCGCCACACCCACGCAGGGACGTTTATATGCTGATGAAACAATGAACCACCCCATATATTTAGACAACTTAACGAATTTGACCGAAATTCAAGCGGCGACAATCATAAACTCGACTGGAGGAGTGTTTAATGCTGCAGACGGTGCAACTATCAATAACGTAACCAAATATATTATTTATGTTCATTTTGAAGCACTTTAAAAGGAACCTACGGTTCCTCTTTGACTCCTCCCTTTAGAGTATGGGATTATAAGGGAACGACGAGTTCCCTTAACTTTAACCAAATAATTTATATAAAAATATATTTATATATAAACTAATGAGCACAAATTACGGGTTTGAACCCACACTCGACGGACTTAATACAATAAACGCGGATTCAACGACGGCGACGAATATTATATGCGATACGATTCAAATCAACACAAGCGGCACTGCACCTACTGTTTCGGCATTGTCAAATGATACGAATATAGCAACTACAGCATGGGTTACTTCTCACGCGAGTTCTAACTATATGACACTTTCAACTACACAAACGGCTTCAGGTCAAAAAACATTTTCAAATGCAAACACATTTATTACTGGAAACACTGTTACAAATAGTATTCAGTCGGCATCGGCAACAACGGATATTAACATAGGGCAAAATCTCACAACTGGCGATATATTCATGGGGACAACATCATCAACGGGCGTTGCTCTCAATTGGGGTTCATCATCAAACGGAGGTAGTTTGACTTTTAGGGGTGGAACTTTTAATTTTTTTGCGACTGGATTATTATATTTGCGGTCAGGGGCAACATTTGACATCAATATTGGCGACACGCAATCCAGCGGCATTTTGAATTTGGGGTCATTATCAACGCGAACAGGAGCGATCAATATTGGGCATTTAACCACTGGGAACGCCCCGATCACGATTGGATCATCATCAAGCAGCACACAGACGTTAACCAATAATGCAATAACAACATATGCAAAAATAGTGTCATGTGCGGTTGCACCCACAACCGCAAATCATTTATGTAATAAAACCTATGTTGATGGTGTCGCCGGAGGAAGTGGATTATTAACAACAAATAACACATTTAGCGGGACGAACACATTCACGAATACAGTAAATTTAAACATTACTGGAACTGCGGATACGAATATCGGCAGTGCATCAAATATAACTTATCTCAGTGGAAATACAACAGTAACAGGGTCGCCTGTAGTTTTAGATTACGCAGTATCTTCTCACAGCGAATCAACAGCAGCAACAGTCTTAACACAATTAAACGGAACATTCAGAAGCACAGTTACTTGGACTGCATGGACGACAGGAACATTTAACTATGTAATGAACCAGTTTATACCAGGAGTGCCAGGTTGGACGTGGCCAGGTGGATATATTTCATTAGATAAAGGGACTTATTCTTTTAATTTTGCGTTTTCCTTTGAAGATACGGCAGCAGGATACAATATAAGTGATTTACGGGTAGGTATTTCCACGAGTGGTGCTTTAACCGCGGCATCAACCGACACAACTGTTATTGCTAATTTGCCAGGAGGAAATCGCACGTGTTATAAACATTATGTCACAACCATAACGCCATCAATAAATGATATAGTTGTGGAACAAATGAGCGGTTCATTTTATTTATCTGCATCAACTGCTATTTATCCGCATTGCCGTATTAATAATAGTGCCGCCGGAGGCATTAATACGGTTATATTTGATTTGACTATAACAAGAATTGGATTATAATAGAACGATGAGTTCCCTACTTTGACTCCTTTATAAAAAAATGTTATATAATGGTATAAATGAGTTCAAACTTCTGTTTCATCAATCCTAAAAATTCTTTAGCCAAAGACGTTCGCATTCAACGCCTCGTCGGTCAGATTATTGAGAAAGCCAGTGATATTCCGAACCATACGGACTACAGAAACAACATGGAATTTTTAAAAATGATTTGTTTGATGGTTGAAAACGCCGGAATCGATAATAAGAAGAATAAGGGAGTCAAAATCGATAAGAAAGACATTGTCTTTCAGGTTTGGCAACGCCTTTTTTCTGGTTTAAAACCCGAACACCTAAAAGATTTAGAAGCCAATATCCAGTATCTCTGGGAGAACGGGCAGATTTATAAAAAATCGTTTTGGAATATCTGTAAACATTCCATTTGCAATTGGTTCGAGCGCAAGATTTTAAACTAATTGACAGCATCTATGATTGGGTTTTAGATTACTTAATGAACCAGTTTATGAAAAGAGTGGGTGTTCCATTAAGAATTATAAGTGCTATAAACACGGTTGCGAATCTCTCCGGTTGGTCTGTGATCCAAATGATACTTTCGAAATTCGGTTATGCGAAATTTATGAATTGGGTATTTTGGGTTTCCGTCATATTTTAATTTTTTAAAATATGATTTTTACATAAAATTGAACTTTTTATTTTGCAAAAATAATAAAGCATAAAACTAAAACAAAACTATTTAATAACTAACTAAAATGAACTGTGAAAATTGCTGTGAGGATTTTATTGGAACTTACGAGGGATTTTATTTTGTTAAAGATAATAACAGAAAAAGATTGTGCCGTTGCTGTAAAAATGAGTATATTGCTTTAGGTGGATTGGGGTGGAAATTTATGGGTTCTGTTGAGGATATTGAACTTGTAAAAACAATAACTAAAAAATAATTATTCTCGTTTGACATATTTCAGCGCGGTGGTAATATCTGTCTGACCCATTGCATTCGCCGTGTCTGTTAAATCTTTCAGATTTACGTTTGCGAATTTTGAACTTAAATAAATATGTCTTAACATCGATGTAGAGATTTTTTTATCAAAAATGAGATTGAGTCGGTGCGTTATTTGGCTCGGTGTCAGCGGGTTCTCTTTGTTGTCAAATAAAAGATAATCGACATTTTGCGGAATCACTGAAATCCATTTTTTGAGAATGGTCAACAATGGTTTTGGGATTTCCAAAATCTGCTGTCCCTTATATTTTTTGGTTTTAAAATTGTTGAACACAAAGACCTTTTTTTTTATATCTACAAAATTGTCTTTCTCTGCGTCCCAGCCTTTGTGTTTCATTAAAAAATCGAGAGAACGGCGGGGCGGTTGATAGATTCCACCCGTCAACGCCAATAAGACAAAGTTTTGGATTTTTTGCAAATCCGCCATTTCGAGTTTCTGTTTTTTATAAATTAGTTTGGCTTCTAAATCCAGTTTTTTAAGGATTGCGTCAACTTCTTCTGTCGGAATCATATTCTCTGCAAATTTGCCGTCTTTCTTTTGCAACAGTTGCTCATCATTGTATTGACCAATATCGTGCATCATCTGTTTGTTATAGTCCTTATTCCCTGTAATGACAACTAAGGCGGCAAGAGTCGTTTTTCGTTTACTAAATGGAACGTCTTTCAAATGCTCCATTATGTGTTCAACATCATCGAATTTCTTCAAATCAATAGCTTTATCATCAGGGTGGCATTTTTTATAAATATTTGTTAGAATGCTTTTGTAAGTTCGCAGAGAGCCATCGGAGAGATTCGGGCGTTTTTGTAAAATGATTTCTGATAAATCCATTATACATTTTAACTATTTTTGTTTTTAAATTTTTCAAAGTTTAACTAAATGATTGAGATTCTTTAGGCGTTTTATATAATTCGTATTTTTACGGCTTAAATAAAAATATATATAATATATAAAATGGTTAAGACAACGATTTATAAAATTGTTTGCAAAAACGAGGAGATTACGGATTGCTACGTAGGACGCACGAAGGACTGCACGAAACGCTTTCAGCAACATAAAACTGTATGTTATAACGAGAATAAGGTGTCATTTAATTATCGCTTATACAAAACTATCCGAGAGAATGGAGGGTTTGAAAACTGGGATATTGTGGAGGTTGAAACCATAGAACATGAAGACGCCGATAAAACCACACCTGCTGAAAAAGAGGGGTTTTGGTTTAATGAACTGAATGCAACTCTGAATAACAATGTTCCCGGAAGATGTAAAAAGGAATCGTGTAAAGTGTGGGCTGACAAAAATATGGAATACCGTAAGATTTACGCTGAAAAATACCGAGCCGAAAACAAGGAAAAAATAGCAGAAAAAACAGCGGTTTATTATCAAGAAAACAAGGAAAAAAGCAAGGCTCATACGAAAAAATGGGTCGAGGATAATCGAGAGAGAAACCGAATATATCAAAGAGAACGATGCCGTCGGATAGTCGCAGAAAAAAAGGCTAAGTTAATGGAACTTGTCGTTCCCATACTCTAAGGGAGGATTAGCGAAGCATAAAATATAATGATAAAGTATATGGTCTACAAAATTCTACCATACACTTTAGCCAAAGCCGAGAAATTGGGTGTCAAAGTTGCACCTTCAACCAAAGCAGGAAAGAAACTCGATGTTTTCAAAGGGGGAGAGAAAATCGCCTCGATCGGTGCCTTTGGTATGGGGGACTATCCGACTTATTTGAGAGAAAAGGGAAAAGCGTTTGCAGACGAGCGCCGACGACTTTATAAAATCCGCCATGCTAAAAATCAAGGCGTTGCTGGAAAGTTGGCGGATAATTTGTTGTGGTAGTATATAGATGTTTAGAAAATTCACTTATTGGCTTTCTTATCCATTTCATTTAATTTATCAAAGTTTGGTCTGCCATAATGATATAGACGAATCCGAAAATGGAGATACAATCGCACAGTCAATCGTATTATCAGAGAAACAGGGAAATGATACTGCAGAAATCGAGAGAACTGAGGAAAAACACTGAGCACAGAAAGAAGCTCTTAGAATATCAACAAAATTATTTTGCAAAAAATATGGAGGCGATTAAAGCTTCCAAAAAAAAATGGAGAGAAGAACACCGTGACGAAATCGCAGAGAAAAAAAGGGAAACATACAGAGAACAGGTTTTAGAGGAAGTTGGACGGATTGTTGTTCCGACTGCGAAAAAAATAGACGCTTCCGGCATTGAGAGAAGGACACAGAAACGCCTTATAACCCTCGGCGACACAATGCATAAAAGGCATATCATAGAAAGACGTTTGGAGGTAAACCGGCTTAAAGCTGAAGCGTATAAAAATTTATTGTGCAATGAGAAAGTATACAATGCAGAAGCCGTGGATACTAAGTAAAGAGAGAGAAATTGAATTGTTTATCGAAGAAATGGCTCGAGAGATGTATTTCAGGGATTGGCGCAGGGCGATGTTGAAAGTGCATTTTGTAATTCAGGCTTTCCGCCGAATAGAACTTTTGAAAAATATAAAATCATAAAATTGAACTTTTTTGTATTTTATTTATAAACGTAAATACAAAAAACATATTAAGACAACAACAACAACAACATAAAAATGCGTATGACAATTGGAATGTTTAATCTGGTTATTACAAGTATTAAAGACGATGCATATAATGAAATAATAACTGAAAACTTTAAGATGTCAAATAAAATGAAAACACAGATGCTTATTTATCGAAAACTACTTAATACTCCTGGCGACAAATGTAATAATTTTAATAAATTATACACAAAAGATTTAAATTTAATTGCAGAATTTTTGGGGTTATTTCAGTATATGTCTACTGGTCCCGAACACATACAACAATGGTTATGCAATTCAATAGAACTGTCAGAAAAAGAAGATAGTGAGGGTGAATATTTAAAATTTTGTAATACGACACTCAAAATTAAAAAAATGTTTGAAACCATTGCTGATTATCCATACGAAATTACTGCAGATGATATATTTTTAGATTCTACGCACGTATGGGTATATTTTCACGAATAATCATAAAATTGAAAAGTATTTAGGATTTTTTGTTAATCATATATATACTATCATAAGATGCCTACAAGCCCCGCTCAATTAAGAGCCTCGAAGAAATGGAACGAAGCGAATCACGAAAAATATTTGAATACTGTTTACGAATGGCGAAAAAAACCCGAGAATTTAGCAAAACAAGCTTTCTATGTAAGAAATTATCAAAAACGAAGGTATGCATTTTTAAGCGAATTTCGAAGATTAGCGAATATCCTTTTATAAAAAATCTAAAAATTGAACTTTTTATAAAACAATTTAAAATAAAATATATACATACTGTATAAGAAATGTTTAGCGAAAAAACGACCCCGATCTTTTATACTACTTCTTACACTTGGAAAACGGAAAAGCCTTTTTTAGATTTGTCTGTGAGCGATTTATGCACACGAATTGAAAATTGTCAAGAAACCTATGAAGCACTTAAAGGAGATATAAGAAGTCTTTATTTTGACATTGACTGTCAAACTACAAAAATCAAGAAGCAAGATGCGAAAATTATTGAACAGAAAGGATTAGAATATATTACTTTGTTTTTAAAAAACTCTGGTTTTGATGCCGACAAATACGCCATAGCTACTTCTCACGGTTCAGCAATTAAAAACGACGAAATCATAAAAAAATATTCAGTCAGATATTGGTTTCCAAATGTAAAAGCTCATAGAAGCACAATTCTTCAAGTTGTAAAAGAAATCAATAAACATATTGAGTCAACTGCATATTCAAATGACCATCTTTACGAATTCGTTGGAGAATTGTTTGAAACTAATGAGAAAGGTGTTTATAAAAAACTATTTGACGAAAGCATTTATGATACAAACCGAAAAATGCGTTGTATTGGAACAAGCAAACCCGGCGAAGATAGACCGCTTGAATTAAAGCACGGCGAAATCATTGATACTATTATTCAAAATATCACAGAAGAACAACAAGTCATCGAGGGTAAATCACCCGAAGAGAATGGCGTCAAAATATCTCACGAAAACGAACATATCCAAAAATACTGCGACTATGTGAGCATTATTGATAAATCCGCATTCAGTGAATATGCAGATTGGTATAAATTCCAAAGAGCCTCTGCAAATATTCTAATTCCATTTGACATATATGATAAATTTATGGTTGGAACCGCAGGATATAACAAAGAAAACAATAAAGAAGCCTATGAAAAACCACACAGCGAACATAAAAATAAAATAGGTTGGAGGCATATATATGACTTAGCATACCAGTCAAACCCAGAGAAAAAATCAGAAATTGATGCAAAATGGGGTAAAGATTTATTCTGTAAATTCAAGTTCCAAAAAATTTGTAATAAATATGACCCCGATACAGACGACGAAGAAAAAACAAAATTAAAAGAAATCAAAAAAGAAATGAAAACATATTTTGAAAAGTATCATTTTAAAGTTATGTCCCCTTATTCATTCGCACGTAAAACCGAAATCAATGGGATTTATGGGTATGATTTTATCACAAAGGAAACATTACATTCTATATATGAGAATTTATGGTGTGGATTTGATAAACCGTTTACAAAAATGTGGATTTCCGACTTTTACATCAAAGAATTCGAGAATTACGATTTTCAGCCTCCTCCCTCTGAAATCAGCAGTTCGACATTCAATTTATTCACTGGTTTTATTCACGAGAGAATTCTCCCTTTTGAATTTAAGCAAGACGAAATCAAAGAGAATTCAAAAATATTCATTAAACATTTGTGGTATTTGGCTGGAAAGAATAATGATGTTTTGGAATATATTTTGGATTACTTAGCTCACATGTTGCAAGAACCCGGCGAATTACCCAGAACGAGCATTGTATTCAAATCAGAGCAGGGAGTGGGTAAAAATGTTTTCTTTGAAAACTTTGCTGAAAAAATACTTGGTCCAAAATATTTATTAGCTACAACAAACATAGACCATATTTTAGGACGATTTCCAATGATTAATCAGAAAATGTTAGTTCTTATGGACGAGGCAAATGGAAAAGACTCCTTTCTTGCAAATGATAAAATCAAGGGTTTTATTACTGCGCCAAAAATTCCTTATGAGAAAAAAGGCATTGACCCCGTCGATATTAAAAATTGTGCAAGAATGCTATTCTTTACAAACAACGATTTCCCAGTTAAAATAGAACAGAGTGACCGTCGGTTTGTAGTTTCTGAATGTTCATCAGATGTAAAAAATAATACTACATACTTCAAGCGTCTACTAAATGCTTTTAATGATAAAAAATTGGTTTGGTCTTTTGCCCAGTTCCTTTTAAAACGCAATATTGCAGAATGGGATCCTGTCAATGATAGACCTATTACAAAGATTTATAAACAAATTCAGAAAGCAACCGTTCCTTCTGATGCGAGGTTCTTCTTGGATTATTCGAGATTTATTTATGGCGAAAATGATACTCCATATACTGGCAAAGATTTATATGAATTTTACATTATGTTTTGCAAATGTCAACCAAAACCATTATCGCCTATTACTGAAATGACATTTTTGAAACGGCTCAAAGAATACCCATTTTTGAAAAAGACAAAAGGTATGAATAAAAATACCTATGAGATTGTGGAGAAAGACCACGAAGATTATAAACTCAAGAATACAGAAGGAGCTGAAGATGAAGATGTTATGGACGATTTTGTATATTAATGGAGGGTTGTTTTAGCCTCCATAACTACCCTCCATACTGCATATTTTTATTTTTATTAATAATTTTATTTTTTATTAGCATTTATGCTTTGTTTTATTATTATATTTTTTAATAAAAATATAATAAAAATAGAAATGGAGGCTATGGAGGCTATGGAGGGTAGAAAACAGATTATTGGAAAAAAATAAATGAAAAAATAAAAAATAAAAAACGCATTTTTTACCCTCCATAGCCTCCAGCCTCCACAACCTCTTTGCATTATTGCATTTTTATTGGCTTTTGCATTTTTCCAATTTCCAAATAATATTAAACTTCATCTTTGGTATGTTTCAAATTTATCAATAATATTAAACTTCATTTTGATATGATTCATCGAATCCATAAACGCTGTTTTTTCCGCTCCATCATGACCCTCTGCAACCTTCTATAAAATAAAACCGCACTCATATATAGTAAGCGGATATAAGAAATTATATCAAAACAATTTTTGAAATAATCAAAGCGCCTAAATTATTTTTAAGCAAAATAAAAACCGGGTTCTTTACCCATTTTCTTAGCTAGAGGAATGGTTATTGCGAGTCTCTGCCTAGTGGCCATTTCCTTAGTTAAAGGATCATTTGAAAAGAAACGCTTGCCGTCGGTAACTTTATAACCACCTTTTACTTTTTGCACTTTATAGGGCATTATACAATAACTTAATAAAAGATATGGCTAAATTAAAAATTATTATTCCTCAAACCCAAAAGCAGAACCACCGCCTTTATATTGCTCCCGCATTTGACGTTTTGCTTCTTCACGGGTTAGTTTTTCCCCTTCACTACTGGCGGCAGAAAAATAACCGGCTTCTTCGGGTGACAGTCGAGTGTAGAGAGGCGGTCTTGTATAACTCCTTCGGGGTCTTTCCTGACCGATGCCTCCGAGTTCAATGGGTCTGTCAAAATTAATGGGTTGATTAAAAACCGCTTTCAAAGTTTCAGTATCATTAAGAGGATTTTCAGGAACCGCCTCTACATTTCTGGCGGGAATGGCTTCTCCAGTGGGAACATAAATCGGTTGTTGAACGGGGACTTTTTTGGCAACAGTTTCTAAAAGAGTGGCTAAACGAGCCTCATTAAAAGCGGAGGGAACAAATGGTGGAACAGAACCACCTCCTCCGGATCCACCGCTGGACTGCACGTTGACACGCACAGACTGTTTCACAACCTGTTTCTGTTTCTGTTTTTGTTTAAGTTTTCGTTTCTTATCTTTTGGATTTGGAGGCATTATATATTTACTGGTATAAAATAAAATGATGAATTCATTTTTTAAAAAAACATAATTTGGCGCTGAGGTGGTGCTTCAACAACCGCCTTCTTCGACTTTTTCACATAAACGATTTCCTCCTCCTCCGATGAAGACTCCTGTTCGACATATTTAATTACCTTCTTTTTAGGTGCCGGAGCCGGAGCCGGAGCCGGAGCCACCGCCTTAACCACCTTTTTAACCGGAGGCGCAACTTCTTCCTCTTCCTCTTCATTATCACTGACACCGTATGCGGCATTAATTAAGCGTTGCTGTTTTAGTTGTTGATTAATTTTTTTCTGTAATGCGGCGGCAGACAATTCCTCCTTAATACGCCGTTTCTCAGCCCACGTTTCCGCCAGTTTAGCACGACCTTTCTCTAAATTAGCCTTTGCAATCTCATTTTTGCCCCGTGTATCTACTTTTAAGGCTTTAGTCAGTGGTGGTTTTTTAGACGCCTCAATCGGTTCGTCGACGGTGGCTTCAATCGGTTCATTGATAGGTTCATTGACGGCAACTTTTAGAGATTTGCCCCTTCCTTTTATTAATTTAACTTCGTCCATATATAAACAATCTTAATAAAATAAATTTGAAAATTCAAAATAAATTTGTTCGATAATTTTATAAAAAGATGGAC